GGCGCGATGACGGAGGGGGTGTAGTTTTAGCGACACCCCCCCTATATCATCCATCGTCAAGAGTCATAACCGTTCATCAATTAAATAGTAAATTGATACGTTTAGACATTAGTATCTTGCCTTGTGACCTTCTTGTAGATGTTTCGGAAATCGTATTTAATAATTTCATCAATTGCTCTTTCGATTTCCAATTCGTTTTCTTCTTCTGACAATTGATCTGAGGTTCGGGCGATTCTTCCTAAATACGAACAAGTATTGTAACCTTTTTCCACATCGAACAAGAACCAAGAAGTAAACTGTTCGAATGGGTCGTAAGGATTATCAAACGTTGTTAACATACATCTTCGCATAAACAGATCACTCCTTTCCGTTCAAAGTAGTTGGATGCGGTAGTCGTTGAACCCCCGTAGTCGTTGAACCCCCGTAGTCGTTGAACCCCCTAAGTAAGCACTAGAATCATAACCTTTTTTTTGTATCGAACAAGAAACAAGAAGTGAACTGTTCGAATGGGTCGTAAGGATTATCAAACGTTGTTAACATACATCTTCGCATAAACAGATCACTCTTTTCCTTTCAAGTATTTAGATACGGTGGTTGTTGAAATTCCAAGAGCATCAGCAATTTCGGCAGTGCTGTAACCAGAAGCGTTCATAGAAGAAATTTTGTTAATCTTAGCTGTGCTCAATGAGGTCGTATTTCTTGGAGTAGCTCGTTGTCTAAGATCGTCAATGTCCGCGTTATTTAGGATCTGCATGAGTTTGTTCTCGCTGATGGCTCCTGCCTGGATAGCTTCCCATTCACGATCAGTAATCTTTATGGTCTCTCTCTTGGCTCCGACAGCGGCACGTGCTCTAGTTAACTCTTGTTGACTGAGTTTCTTTATTTCGCCGGGCTTCATATCGGGGTTAGTCTGTTTTTTAGCATTGACGGCGGCATTAGCTATCACCTGGGCCTGCCGCTCGCGAGGGGCGTTCTTAAGGGCTACGTTAAGCTTAGCCAATAGGGAGTCCACTTCCTCTTGATAGGTCTTCTTGGCGGAGGACGAGTATTCTATCTTGCCAGCTGTAACCATTTCCTTGCGGGCCTGGTTTGCCAGTGACTTCATCTTATTAGCATACTCGGCATAGGCTCTTTCGGCCGGAGTGCTAGCATCTGACACAAGAGTAAAAGCATCGTCAGTCTCTGCCATTTTAGTGGATTTCTGAGTCCTAACACGAGTCTTTCCAGTCTTTGGGTCTGTGTATTCCTCATAGACCTCTTTGTAAATCAGTTTACCAGTTTCCTTATCAATGATTGGGCTGCCTTTTCTCTTTAAAACAGAAGTTTCCGATTTTGCTCTCGATATTAAAGTAGACGCTCCTTCACTGTATCGGCCTTCTTCGTCATAGGTACCTTGATACTTTTTCTTAAGAGACGCGATACCATTGTCAAGTTCGCTTTGTTTATAGTCTAATTTATGTTTTTCAGCATCGATGACTACCATACTATGACGAACAGCTCTTGCTATTTCGTCTTGAGTGGCTCCTTTTAGAGTCATATCTGTAATCAGATTACTAATTTTACCCATCTCCGTCTGGGTGTTTTTCATTAGTTTAAAAGTTCCTTCTTTTTTACCGCCATACTCTAATATTGGATCAAATCCCTCAAGACCTTTTAGTGGTGGAGTAGATGTTATTTTAACTTTACCCCCAGTAGGTATAACCATAACCGTATCGCCGTCGAAATCAGCTCCCGATAAACGGGCAGCAACTTTACTGTTAATTCCGATAGCATCTGCTGGAGCGTTTCCTAAAATCCTCCGAGCTTCTGCTTGTTTATTATTAACGGTTAAGATCGGAATCTCAAACGTTCCACCATGAGGAAATCGTATAAGTGCTACTTGTTCGCCATTCTTATAGTTAGGAGCATATACTTCATTATCTTTCATAGACGTAATAGGTAATATTACCTGATACTTTTGTCTTGGTAAAGCCGCTGCCTGTAAATGTATAGCGGCGGCATCGCAGTCGTCAGAAAAAGACTTTAATAGCACTTTTTTAACTGTCGGATTCGTTAGCGACATGATCTCATCAAATTCTGCTTGTTTATCAGCCGATGCCAAATTAAGTTGTTTTTTTATCAAAGTTATACTTTGTTTAGAAAGAAACTGGGAGGGTAAATTTTTACTCCATTCGCCCCAGTCTCCTTCTTCAGCTCTCTTATTAATAAGCGATAGTTGACGTTTTCCATCCTTGTCAATGTAATAGCTTTGACCTCCTGCTTTAATCAAAGAACCGAAAGGATTATCAGGATCATTTGTAATGTTCTTTAATACGTCTCCTTTAGGGGTTCCTAGTTTTTTATTGGTATTAAAAACGATATCAACTCCATCTGGTATATCGTCAGAGTATACAGCCATTCCTTTTATGTATTTATTGTTGTCTACTAGAATACGAACTTGTGCGTAATGGGATTCTCCTAAAGAAAGATCGTCTACTCCTCTTCGAATCTCGACTACAC